GTATTTACCCTCGTATAAATGTTTTAAAAGTAAAATTTCTTCATACAATCTCATATCTGGAAACTTCATTTTTATTTTATTTTTGTTGGACTGAACTAATCTGCTATGAGTTGGACAAGGTGGACTGCTCCATATTAAATCAAACTCTTTATAGTGATCTAGCAAATACTGATGTGCATCTGCTACTATAACTTTGTCGTTAGGAAACCTCTCCTGGTAAAGTGATGCAAGTTCCTTGTCCCATTCCACAGCAGTAACTTCTATGTCTTCCTTTACTTCATTCCACTTGTATCTGTTTCCACCTAAACAAGCGTATAAATTTAATATTTTCATAAATGTGTTTTAAAATTATTTATTTAGATTTCCACAAATTGGATAACATTCTGTTGTTATAGTTTCTCCTGCTTTAATCTTTTTGTTTTTATAAGTAAATGTTTCTTTTAATATTTCTTTTTTGCGACCGTAATATCCTATTAATTCTCTATCTTTTTCTTCAATTGAATAGCAACCAAAATATTTATTTTTGTAATAAACATCTACACTATATCCAAGTACTTCAAATTCTGTTTTCATTTCTTTTAAATTAATCTTGGATTTTATATTGAGATCGATTACTAAATATGTGCCTAATATACCATTGATGATAACCTCTAGTTTTACCTGCTAGGATTTTAGCTATATTTGAATTGGATTTTACTACTATCATAATTTTGTCTTTTAAATTAGTTGGCTTTGTTACCAACATTCAAATGTAATATAAATAAATAGTTATACAAAAGTTTTAATAACTTTTTTTATCTTATAGCATAAGTGCCATACTTTGGTCTGCCTAATTTATTCACAATTGAATATCTCAATGCGTCAAGCGTGTGGTTAAAAGCATCAATAGGTTTGTTTGTTAATTGTCCGTTTTTGTCTTCAATGTATTTGTAGTTTCTTAATTCCTTAATCATATTAAGACTATCCTGGGTTACATTAAGTCTGTAGCGTCTAATCATATCGATCCCTTGATTAATTGCTCCCTTGTAAGTAGGCTTTGTATTCCAACCCATTCGATGTATTTCTTCTATACTCTTTGGCTCTGCACTATCACACCAAACTTCATCACGTCTGTCTAGTCCTATTCTTTTAAACTCATTACCAATGTCTTGGTTTGTCATTCCTGTTCTATAAATAATTTCTCTACAAAACATATCGTCACCGTCAATATAAGTTTCTACTAGCGTTGTTGGATCATTGCTAAATCCAAAGTCAAGTCCTCGACCTATTAATGTTGCAGTCTTTGGTATATCTACAACTGTGTTATATCTAAAAATAAGGCTCTGTGATGCACCTCTTTCTCCTAATCCATAAACACGCCAATAGTTCTCGTCAATATCTTTTAAACGCTCTATTTCATCTATAATTGTTTTATCTAAAAAAGGATTGTCTTTGTAAGTGGTTTGGTAAAACTCTACATCGTCTCTTGTTAAAACTTTGTCATAGATCCAATGAAACTCCTCACTTGGATTAAAGTCAATAACAATTTTTTCTGATGTTCTAAAAATCAATTGTTGCCAATCTTCAAAATTCAACTCGTTTGCTTCGTTGATAAACAACAAATCTCTTTTACGCCCTCTAATCTTTTGTGGCTGGTCCAGGGATATAAATTCAAATCTATTGCCATTTAAAAAATACTCACTGCTTGACTTGTTATGGAACTCCTGACTATAAATTCCGTAATCTTTTAAGATTTCAAAAAAGTCCCTCATTGATGTCGCTCTTACAGCAGGAAACGTTTTCCGACATATCGTAATAGTTTTTCCTTTATTATTATAAGAGTATGAAAATATAAGCCACATTAAAATATTGTAGGTTTTTCCAGAACGTGTACCACCCTGCTCGACTACAATCTTTTTTTTAGAGTTATCTAAATGTCCGTAAACTTTATTTGTCAGTATTTCCGTCATCTATAATCTTTATACTAAAAACATTTTCGCCGTCAACTCCTGTAATTTCCTGGCGTTCAACATATCCTCTTTTTTTGCCTTTTGTTTTTAAATAGAATATAGTCGCAGTTGTATTTCCTTTTAATATTTGTTTATGTAATTGACTCTCTGCCATATCTAGAGTTACATTTTGAAGATCATTAACTTTTTTCTTAAATTCTGCGTCATCTTTTAGCCATTGATAAAATTGTGTTCTACCTATTCCAATAGTTCTACAAGCAGTTGTTACGATACCAAAAGATTTTTCTAACGCTTCAATTATTTTCTTTTTATTGTGTTCGGTTTGTTCGCTCATTTATTTATTTTATTATTAATTTTTTTTTATCAAATATTTTTTTGTATTTTTACTAATTAAATGCGACAATAGTGTAAAAGTAACACACTTGGCAACCAGTTAAGAAATGGCGTTCGTATCGACCTTGTCGCTCTAATCTTTAACCCTTCGATCTTGGAGGGTTATTTTTTTCCCTTTATACATTCCTGCTCCTTGTTTGTCTATTTCGCTAAATGGCAATATTTCTGAAACAATTTTACAAGATTTGTCTATTAAGTAAATGTATCTATTTTGAAAACCTTTCAAAGCAACTGCACCTTTAAAGTTGTATTTACTATCTCCTCTTTTAGCTACTATATCTCCATTAGCTAGTTTGTAGATTGTTCCGTTTTTATTTATTTGAGTTAACTTAAATCCACTTGCTCTGTATATTGTTCCGTCTCCACATTGAGTAGCATCTGAATAACTTAACAACCATTTTATTTGTGGTGCGTTTTTTTTAATTAATCTTATACTAATAGCAATACATCTGCTTTCTGAATACTTTGGTAAATAGTCATCAAACGCCATTCTGTTTAGTTCTAGCATCTCATTCCAACGCTCATTCATATTCTCAACTCCAGAGTCAACCAAAGGCAAAACATTTCTTTTATCCATTGGCGAACCATAACTCATTACTCCGTGAAGTCTATTGTCTAGAAAACAACCAAAATGTAAGTTGCTCATATTTACAACTTTACCAGAATAGTGATGTTTTTTAACAAAGGCATTCGCTACCTTGGAGTTTATTACTTTAACTATTATTTCTTTTGCTCTGCCCATTGTGATACAATTAAATAAAGTGCATTACCATTACTGTTTTCGTTTCCAAAAGTTTCAACGTATTTATACTCTTCTGTTTTTTTAATGTCTGAAATTGCGTTTTTTATCTGCTCTACTTGTGCATCTGCCAAAGTGTAAGTTTGCTGTTGGAATGGCTCTTTGTCTCCGTCAGGCAAACTAAACTCGTCACTTGTTTCTAGATCGTCAATGTTTTGCCAATTGTCCATACCCCAGTCTTCTAATTGAACGCTGTTCCACTCATTTGCTAATACGTCCCAATCCCAGTCACCAAATGCAACATTATCTTTAACGATAAATTCTCTTTGTTGAGCAGGAGTAAGTTCATTTGCTTTGATAACATAAACCTCTTTCATTCCAATATCAACACAGGCTTTGTGCCTCATATTACCCCCCAGGATAGTCATATTTTCGTCAACTATTATTGGACGTAATTGCAACATTTCCGGGAACTCTTTTAAACTCTTTACAAGTTTGTGAAATTTATGGTCTTTAATAATTCGAGGGTTTGCCTTATTGTTTTTAATTTTATTAATTGCTATTTTTTGTATTTGCATAACGATTTTATTAAGTTATTTTAAAAAGTATCTACTATTTCTGTTTTGGAGCAGTCTATTTGCTCTAATTTTTTTGCGTATGTTTCCGATGCAGTTTTGAACATTTCGTTTACTGTTGAGTCATCTAAATTCGCAATAGTATGTTGTATGTATGTCTTCATATCTGATACACTAGAAACACCTATTACTTTTTTTAAAATAGCGTCTAGCTTTTTATTGTATTTAGTATAAACATCATATTGTTTTAGTGCGTGGTATATTGTTGCGTGGTTTGGCTTCCATTCAGATACCTGTCCAATTAATTGTGCAATTTGAGTCAGACCCATATTGCGGTAATTGTAGAAGTAATTAATCAAAACAGACCTTGCTTCAATGTATTCTCGTTTCCTAGTTTCTTTTAAGAAATCAAATCCAAACTCTTGTTTGAACTCGTTTGTAATTTGTAAAAAATCTTTTTCCATTATAATGTACCTTTAATAAAATAATTGTTTAGTTCTGGATCTGGTTGCTGATAAAAATATTCTTTATACGTTTCAATTCCTAACTCAACTTTTTCCTTTCCTTTTAAATAAAATTCTTCGCTAACGTCCCAAACGCCAATATCCAGTGATCCCTTGTCTACAACTAAAAATTTAAAGTCTGAATAATGAACGTCAAACAAATTGCAGTATAAAAAAACTTGTATATCGTAGCCATATTTTCGTGCTGAATAAGGGAACGCTTTAATGTCACTTGTGGTTTTTATATCGCAAATTCTATTCTTTCCTAAAATATCTGCTTTACCACGAAATGGCATACCTAATACTTCTCCTAACACTGGAACTTCGTATTCGCAGTCAGTCATTAATTGAAGTGCAGCTTCATTCTTTAACACTGCGTCTGCAACACGCTCTGCGTCTTGTTTTTCTTTTTTAGTATAAACAGTCCCAAATTCTTCTTTGGCTTCCTTATACGCTTTTGAATTTTTGCTCAACACATCTACAAAATGAAATTGATCCCATTTGTCTGGCTCCAATATTAAAGTGTGCAATAATGTTCCGTCCCTTAATCCTTGACTTTCTG